TCGGCACCGGATATCCGCGTGAAACATCCACGCGGTGGCGGCAGTCGCCGCATAGTAACGCCACACCCGTAACCGGGGCCTCGCACTCAACGCACGTAGTCGCACTCATTACTCTTCCCATTCTGTTACGTCGGTCATGCAGTTGTCACACTGCATATCCCCGAATTCTTTAACAGTCAGCTGCACTTTGCGTGCAACGTCTACGAATCCCCTCGACTGTGCAACACAGTCGGGGCAGTAGTGGTCCCCGTTGTAGGTCCACCCGGTCACTCTCACTGATTGGCTCATGTCTTCATCTAACCACACCCCATTTCACTATGCAAGTCACATTGCATCTTTCTTTTCGATTAACCCAACCGGGTAACCGTTCGTCTGGCCCAGCTGGGAACAGCTGGGACCAGGAGTCCACCCAATCACTCGGACCTCATATCCATTACCAGGTGTCCACATGGTGTCCACATGGTGAGACTGCCACGAATGGCAGGGGTGACAGTGTGTAATCACTCGGTTACTCTATGTAACTATACATATGTATACCCCTACCCCTGAAAGGTGGGGCTAGGCAGGGACTTGGTCAAAAGTCTGGTGTCCAAAATGTCCGATATGGGGGGTATGTACCCCCCCCTGGGGGGTACCCCCTATGTCCGTTATGTCCGATATGACCGTTTGACCCCGGGGGTTGTTATGTGGTGTATATATATATTTTTTGTTCTGACCTCCCGAAAAATTTTGGGACGGGAGGCCGGTTTGTCAAGGGTTTTATTGGGGTGTGATAGAGGTCACAGATCAACTTCTTTACAAAAGGGGGTCGCGGAACCCTTATAAGTAGTGAGACGAACGAACGAAGTGAGTGAGGCGAACGAACCCCTGAGGGGGTTCACCACGAAGGGGTGACGGGGTTCCACCCCGGAACCCTGGGAGTGGTGGTGTGGGGGTTTGGGACTACGGGGGGTTTTGTGCCCGTTTTCAACGGGCTGAGGGGTGTTACTTGCCGAGGGAAATCCCCATTGTCGTTGACTGGGGTCAACTCCTTTTGGGTATTTCGTTGGTTGTTTGTTAGGGACTTCTTGGGAAGTCCAAGTTGGCACTTGTCCTTCCCCTTTTTCCTGGCCGGAGGAAGATAAGTCCTCGACGCGGAAATGATCTTGGTCTATGGCTATCTCCGGTTCTTCACGCAAGCAGTCCATCAAAGTCGCGCAAGCGAACGATGTGGCTAAACGTACGGTTATCGAGTCCATCACTAAGGGTTTCACGGTGAAGGAGTCGCTTGCTTTGGGCAAGCGGTCGTATTCGTGGTATCAGAATGCGAAGAAGCGTGACCCGGAGTTTGGTCGCCAGGTGGAGCTGGCGAAGGTGTTGTCCACTCGTGGGTCGATGGACAAGGATTACCGTAAGGATGAGGCTGGGGAGTTTCAGGATTTTCGTCGCAAGTATTTGCAGACGGAAACGTGGCCGCATCAGCAGTGTTGGGTGGATTTGTTGGAAGGCCGGGAGCCTTCCTGGCAGCATCCTTCTTTCATTTATGAGAAGGGTCGAGCGCAGCGTTTGTTGGTGAATGTGCCGCCGAACCATTCCAAGTCCACGACGATCACGATTGATTATGCGACGTGGCGGATTTGTCGTGACCCGAATGTTCGTATCATTATCATTTCTAAGACTCAGGCGATGGCGAAGAAGTTCCTGTATGGGATTACGTCACGGTTGACGCATCCGCGTTACGCGGAGTTGCAGAGGGTGTTTGCCCCTGAGGGCGGGTTTAAGGCCAGTGCCGATAAGTGGGCTGCTAACCAGATTTATTTGGGTGGCGAGGATAAGGATTCCGGTGAGCCTCACCCGACGGTGGAGGCTTTGGGTATTGGTGGTCAGGTGTATGGCGCTCGCGCCGACCTGATCATTTGTGATGACTGTGTGACTCTCTCCAATGCTGGCGATTGGGAGAAGCAAATGGATTGGCTTCGCCAGGAGGCGTCCACTCGGCTTGGGCCGAGTGGGAAGTTGTTGGTGATTGGTACTCGGGTTGCTCCCCAAGACCTTTATCGGGAGTTACGAAACCCAGATCACTACACCGACAATCGTTCCCCGTGGACGTACTTCGCTCAACCGGCAATTTTGGGTAATGCCCAGAAGCAGCCGGAGGAGTGGGAAACATTGTGGCCGGTTTCTGAACGCCCCTTTGAGGGGGCTGAGGATGATGATGTGGCTGACGCCGATGGCAACTTTCCTCGCTGGACTGGGCCACGGTTAGCGGAACTGCGTAACGACCTTGGTTCATCACGCTGGGCAATGGTGTACATGCAGGCCGATGTGGCAGCTGAACCGATCTTTGACTCCATTTGTGTGCGTGGGTCGGTGGAGGGGATGCGTAAGCGTGGACCGTTGGTGGCCGGTGCCCCCGGGTATCCGAAGAACCCTGAAGGGTTCTACATCATTTGTTCTATGGACCCGGCGATGGCCGGTGAAACGGCCACTATTGCTTATGCGGTGGACCGTGAAACACAGAAACGGTACGTGCTGGATGTATCCATCATGCCTGCCCCTACTCCCCTGCGGATTCGGGAACTGATACATCAATGGACAGAACTCTACAAACCGAATGAATGGGTTATCGAGTCCAATGCGTTTCAGTTGTTCCTCACCCAGGATGAAGAGATTAGGGGGTTCCTCGCTACGCGGGGTATCCCCCTGAAACCGCATCACACGGGTTTCAACAAGCAGGATGCCGAGTTTGGGGTTGCCTCCCTGCAACCCCTGTTCGGCACGAAAGAGGTTAAGGGTGAAAACCAGGGATACAAGCATTCTGGGAACAATCTGATTTCGCTGCCGGACATTCACAAGAACGAGGCTGTGAAAGCACTGATTGAGCAGCTGGTGTTGTGGGACCCGAATGTGAAAACGAAACATCGTAAGCAAGATGCCGTGATGGCCTTGTGGTTTGCGGAGTTGAAAGCCAGAGAGGTGCTGTCGTCTGCGCGTCGAGGTGAGCAGTGGTTCATGGAGAACCCGTTCACGTCTCAACGTGACCGGGACAGGCGAAGTGTTATTCCGTTGGACGAATATGCGGCCACAGGTGGACGCATGTCCTTTCTTTAAGGTTGTCGATGAGTGAGATAAGCCCGATCCTGGCACGTTATGAGGAACTCAAAGAGCGCAACACTGCTCGTGACGTTCGTATGGCTCAGGTTGCCCAGATTCGGGCGAACAATGCCGAAGCTATCGCCCCCGGCTTGTTCTCTACCGACTGGCCGAAGTCGGTGGTTGCCAACTTTGTGGACATGGCAGCCCGTGACCTGTCCGAAGTGATCGCCCCACTACCTGCCATCAACTGCAACACCTCCCAAGTGGCCGACGATGCGGCACGTAAGCGTGCCGATAAGCGCACGCGCATCGCTAACTACTATGTGGAAGCCTCACGGCTTCAAACACAAATGTATGCCGCCGCTGACAGGTACATCACGTACGGGTTTATGCCTATTCGCATTGAAGCGAATATGGATGAGCAACGTCCCCATATTGGGTTGGATGATCCGTGGGGTGCCTACCCGGACATTGACCGTTTCGGGAACTGTACTGCGTATGCGAAAAGGTGGCAGCTACCGGCTGGCCGTCTAGCGGCCATGTACCCGGAATACCGGGACCGCATCTTGGGTGCCGGTAAGAACTCGATCAACGGTAACTCGTTACTGGAATTGGTTCGGTGGGAGGATCACGAACAGTCGATCCTGTTCATCCCTGAACGATCCGGTCTGATACTGGCACAGATTCGCAATCCCATTGGGCGTTGCCCAGTGGTGATTGCCCAGATGCCGTCGTTTGATTCTGAAACCCGTGGACAGTTCGATGATGTTCTGTGGGTTCAGCTTGCCAGGGCCAAGATGGCGACACTCAAACTTGAGGCTGCCCAGAAGGCAGTCGAGGCACCTATTGCTTTGCCGAACGATGTGTCCCATCTGGCTATCGGTGGAGATGCCATCATTCGTTCCGCGACACCTGAGAAGGTTCGTCGCGTGGAACTGCAAGTTCCGTCCACCATCTTCGCTGAAGATCAGGCATTGGAACGGGAACTGCGTACCGGTGCCCGCTACCCGGAGGCACGTACTGGCGGCATCGACGCCAACATCATCACTGGTCGTGGCGTGCAAGCTCTCATGGGTGGCTTTGACACCCAGGTGAAGACTGCACAAACCATGTTCTCTCAAGCATTGCAGGATGCCATTGGTATCAGCATGGAGCTTGATGAGGCTGTGTGGGGTGACACGAAGAAGGAGATTAAGGGTACGGAGAACGGGCAGTCGTACACCTTGTCTTACGCGCCGAAGAAGGACATTCGTGGTGACCATACTGTCAGCGTGGATTATGGACTTATGGCGGGCCTCGACCCTAATAGAGCGTTGGTGTGGGGACTTCAGGCGCGAAGCGACAAACTCATCAGCCGTCAGTTCCTTCGGAAGAACCTTCCTGTCTCGCTCAACTCGACTCTCGAAGAAGAGATGATCGACATTGAGGAAGGCCGTGATGCTCTTAAGCAGGCGGTGTCTGGTTATGTGCAGGCCATTCCGGTCATGGCCCAGCAGGGCCAAGACCCTGGGGTGATTGTTCGTTCGATGTCGAAACTGATTCAGGCTCGTCGGAAGGGTAAGACGATTGAAGAAGCAGTTGAGATTGCGTTTGAACCCGAGCCTCCACCGGAACCGGAACCAGTTGAGAGTCCTGAAGCGGCGGGCGATCCTGCGGCAGCGGGTGACCCGGCGAGAGTCCCGCTCGGTATGGACGCCTCCACAGGAACCTTGCGTGGGGTGCCACTCGGACAGCAAGGTGCTCCACCTGGCGGTCGCCCAGACATGAGAACAATGCTTGCCGGTTTGACAGCTGGTGGGCAACCAAACTTACAAGCTTCCGTTTCTCGGAAGCGTACTTTCTAAACAAGGAGAAACAGTATGTCTGATCTTGGTTCACAGGGTGGAATCAGCGT